AATCTGTGTTGCTGCTATAGGGATTACTGAGTATTTATTTGATTCGTATGTAGCCATTTTATGTTTTTATTATAAAGTTAATAGAGAGATAAGGGTTTAAAACGTTAACTGTTGCGGCGTTACCACTAAGTGATCCGGATGCACTGTGAGTATGACCACCGCCACCACCAACTGATTGAGATGGTGATTGGTCAGCCTGACCGATAACACCAAAGAAAATATAATCGTTGTTACCTGCACCACCATTTGATTTACTGGTTACAGTTCTAGAGCCATTGGTTTGCACTTGGTTAGGAAACCCATTGCTACTGCTTGATGTAAAGTGAGAGTGACTTGGTATCTCTGATAGAGCCAATGTATGACTATTAACGGTAACTGATACTGAACCACTAGGAGTAAAACTGGTTGTTGTGGCACCACCAGTAGAACCAAGAGCATATGTTCCTGATTTACCTATGGCCATACGACTTGCTAAGTTTGGAACATTGAAAGTGCTTGACCCATCACCTGCTCCATAAGTAGTTCCAATCAGTGCAAACAAAGCACTGTAAGTTGAACGATTAACAGCTGTGCCATCACAATTTAAATAACCTGCAGGTATACTTGCTGCAGCAGCAGAAAAAGGCACAATCATTCCTGTTTGAACTGTGAATGCTCCAGCCGAAGCTAGTTTACTATCTATCTGTGTTTGAGCATTTGAGGAAAGAGTGTTTATAAACTGAAACTCACTATCCGATACAGTTCCATCTGCTACCTGTGTAGCCGCAATCGGAATGGTTGCATACTTTTTTGATTCGTATGTTGCCATTTTATTTCTCCGTTATTTTCCAACCGTGCGTATTTCCTGTAAAGACAACTGTAAAAGAAGCACCGTTGGTAGATACAGTTCCATTTGAAGATGATCCAAATATTTTTTTACCGTTAGGGTTTATAGTTAAGGCATTACTTCCAAAATTATCAGCAACATCCAGAATACTTATTTCGTCTCCAACAGCGGGTGCTGATGGAAAAGTAAGTGTGATTGTGTTGCTTGTAGTATCTATGAAAAGTTTTTGTCCTGAAAAGGCATTTGCTGTTCCAGCTGTAATAGCTGATGCAACCCAACCTGAGCTTGTAGTTTGTAGAGGATACCAGTTTGTACCGTCAGTTGCTAGTAAAATTCTTGCACCAGGAGGAACAACAAAAGTATTACCAGACGCACCAAGTCTCATTGTTATTGTGCCATTAGCCGTGCCGTCATTAATAATAAATTGAACTCTTTCAACAGCAATTGTTTGAATTATAAAAGCAGTTGTGTGTCCATGAAACCTAATTGCAGCTTGTCGTACTTCGTTGCTGGCTTGTGCTACTGGTCCATTGCTTGACGTTAAAGTAACAGGACTGGACGCTCCTGATAAATTTTTTGAATAAACAGCTGAAATAGATTCTTCAAAGGTATTTGAAAAAGTATTATTGGTAGTATTACCCCATGAGTTTGATTGCTCACCACTACCTATTAATTCGATTTTTAGTCGGGTTGAATATGTTGACGCCATTATGCTACCTCTCGTGTGTCAATTTCACCAGCTCCAGCTGTGTTGACCTCAGTACTAGATACAACTCCAGCTCCTGCAGTGCTAATATCTGTTGCCGTTATCGTAGCTGTAGTTGTATCATCTACGTCACTAAATGTAAACACTGAAACACCCGTGGTGGCTAAGCTGGCTAAATTACCACTTGGTAACATTACCTGACTTAGATTTATCTGTTGTATTCCACTTGTAGCAAGCGTCATAGCGTTGCCCTGTACGCCTGCGATTATATTAGCAGTTACGCTGTTGACGGCTGAAGATAAAGCGTTTCCAGTAGCTGTTAAATTAACATTTTGAATTGCTNATACTGATACACTATTTAGTGATAAATCAATTTGTTCGCCTGTAACAGTTTTTTTAACTTCATTAGATACAGAGTTTACAGAAGAAGATAATGCATTGCCTGTTACACCGTGCGCATAACCTATGCCAACTGAATTTACAGAACTTGATAAAGAGTTACCACTTAAAGAAACATTTATAAACTGACCTGTAGTTCCAAGTGTTGTTGTTAACGACTGACCAGAAGCGAATACAGTAGAACTAACAGATAGTATTTCGTTTCCTACAGCTGATGTTAAACTGTTACCGGTTAATGTAATGTTACTATCTCCAGAAACAGTTGGTGTGTTGGTAGAAACAGTAGCAGCATTACCATCTAAGAACTCAGTTACGATATTTTGTGAAGTTCCAAGAGTTACAGAAAGTGAATTGCCAGAAAGAGTTAAGTTTGCATCTGCAGAAACAGTTGGTGTAGTAGTAGCAGATGTTAAAGAGTTACTTGCAATTGTTGGTAAAAGATTTGGTGTAACTGAATTTACAGCTGAGGTTAAACTAAGCCCATTTACGTGATGTATTTTTTGTACGGTGTAGGCATTTGAAAGTGTTACAGATAAACTTTGACCTGATAAAGAAATGGTAACATTAGAAATTTCTATGCCTGGATCTGCGAAACCCGCAGCACTAAATGGTACCGATCCAAAAAACATTATTTATCCTCTAGTTTTTTAACTTTAGCCTCTAGTTCTTTAATCGCTTCGATTAATAGCGGGACAAGTTTTTCATACCAAACACTTTTGTATTCAGGATTGAATGGTGCTTCAGTTACGACTTCAGGTAATACTTTTTCTACTTCCTGTGCGCTTACACCAACTTGACGATTATCATTGTCGTATCCAAACTTTTTAGCAAGTTCATTTTCTTTAAAATAATAACCTGTCAAAGCTTTTACTTTATCTAAAGCAGACTCAATCGGTCCTTCAAAATCTTTTAGACGCGAGTCGGAATAATACGCTGTAATATTATTGGTCGCTCGTATTTCACCAGCGGTTCCTGATCCTGCTGTGTTTACACCTAAACTATTTACTTGTGCATTTGAACTTGTAGTAAATCCACCCGCTGGTCCTGTTGGTCCAGTAGGTCCTGTTGGCCCTGTGCCTCCGCTTGGTCCTGTTGGGCCTGTAGGTCCGGTTCCACCTGAAGGTCCTGGAGGTCCGTCTGGTCCTGTTCCTCCACTAGGTCCTGGAGGTCCTGATGGACCAGTGCCACCTGCTGGTCCTGTTGGTCCTGTTGGTCCTGTTGGTCCTGCTAAAGCAGCATTAGCAATAGTTGCTTTTCTTATTGCACTTGCTGTTGTGTCATAGACTGCAATTAAGTCATCACTTGCAATACTTGTTTCTGCGGTATGTGCTGATACAACGTCACCCGCTACCGTGCCCGTAACTGTAATTCCTCCACTAGCTGTAACTATTTTAACAGAGTCATTATGATATAAAGCCGCTGCTCCACCATTGGTAAAGTAAGCATAAGTATTACTATTGTCTGTGCTTTTCAGATACAAATCATTTGCTCTGATATGCATATCTCCAGTGCCACTTTCTTTAATGATACTACGATTGTTTGCTGACTCATGGAAAAGTTCTAAATCATCGCCGGCACCAAAAGAAACCACAACATCATCATTATATTCTGTTCCTGTAGCACCACCTGAAGGACCTTGTGGACCTGTTGGTCCTGTTGGGCCTGTAGGTCCCGTTCCTCCGGCTGGTCCTGTCGGTCCTGTCGGTCCTGATGGACCAGATCCCCCTGCTGGTCCTGTNGGTCCTGTCGGACCAGTAGGCCCCGTAGGACCTGCTGGTATGGTGAAGGCGAAAACTTTTGCTGTATCTGGTCCCGAAGCTGTAACAGCTATTGGCGATCCTGTTGTAATAGTTGGTGTACCAAAACCTGCTGCTGTACCACCTGGTCCTGTTGGCCCAGTAGGTCCTGTACCACCGCTTGGCCCTGTTGGTCCCGTAGGACCTGTACCACCGCTTGGACCTGGAGGTCCGTCTGGTCCGTCTGGTCCTGTAGGTCCCGTTCCTCCGGCTGGTCCCGTTGGCCCTGTAGGACCTGTTGGTCCCGTAGGACCTGTTGCTCCAGCAGGTATAGTAAAGGCGAATACTTTTGCTGTATCAGGTCCAGATGCTGTTATAGCAATCGGTGAACCTGTAGAAATAGTTGGTGTACCAAAACCTGCAGCAGGACCTGTTGGCCCTGTAGGCCCTGATCCTCCACTTGGCCCCCCTGGACCCGTAGGTCCGGTTGGTCCCGTTGGTCCTGTAGGACCTGTTGGTCCTTGTAAAGCTAAATTAGTTACTGTTGATTTTTCCCATGCACTTGCAGTTACATCATAGTAAGGAACTAAATCAGAAGCTGCTGCATCTGTACCAGTTGGAAATCCTGTTAGTGCTGTACCTACGTTTGCTGAATCTGTTACATCAGCTGATGCTTCAATACCATCAAGTTTGGTTCCATCAGTTTGTAAATCTCTTCCATCTATAGTGCCACCAATAGCTACATTGTTTGATGCGTCTTCTACAACTGCTTTTGATGCAGGTAATGTGCAGAATACATCTTTTGTACCGGCACTAAAATCAACTAAGCTGTCTGAGTTAGAACTAGAAAATACTTCAACACGAGAAAGTGTGTCAGGTGAACCATCAGTTACAGTTCCACGACCTACTTCAAAAGCAGAACCACCTTGTGCTTGAATACAATAGTAACATTCATTTGAATTGCCGATGCCAGCAACAAAAGTTTCAAAACCTGTTTCTGCTCCAGCAAGCTGAATAGTACCCGTTCCTGTACTGGTAGTCGTCTCCTTGACTCTATCATTAAGGACGAAGGCCATTTAATCCTCCTATCCTAATCTGATGATCTCTGATCCGCCGCCAGCTGTAGGGAATTCAATTGTAAATGTTCCGTTCGAAGCTGTGAAGTCTCCACCGAACGCTAACACAACAACAGCATCATTAGTTGGAGCACTACCATCTTGTCTGTAAATCAAAGCACCGTTCGCAGTGAAAGATGCAGAAGTCCAAGATATATTAGCAAAGTCAACAAATGCAGTAGAAACACCCGATCCACCTGTTACAGCTGGACTAGTTAATGCTTTACCACCTGCTGAATAAGCCGAACCTGATGAGTTTGTTACTTCGTTTGATGTTGAGTAAGCTGTAGTAGTTGCTCCCATATTTGCTGAAGAAGTGTAAAGCGCAATATAGTAAGTTGCACCACCGTCGAAATCGTGGTTTCCTTTCAATAGCTCTTGTTTGAATACATTACAAACTGCTTGTGATATCGCCATACTTTTCTCCTATTAAGGGTTTGCAGATGGTATAGGAATACGTAAACTTCCGTCCCTATATTCATCTCTTCGTTTTTTACCTAATTGTTCTTGTGCAAGTTGTTGAATCGCTTCGTTGTAAGAAGCTTCATATACTTGTTGGTCTTGTGGAGCTTTCAAGAACTTAAACGCTTCACATAAGCAGGCATATAGTAAAACACGAGGAGCGTTGACGCTGATCCATGTTTCAGTGTTACCACTAGACAAGCCTGTTTGTTTTTTGGTAATACCTATCTCAAATTTATACACTGCATTTGGGGTTGGCGCAACGACTATTGTGCCCATATCCCAGTTTGCATAATACTTTGGTTTGTCGGATTGACCCGCTTCTGGAGTATCATAATACTCATTCATAAAGTCTTGATCGACCCTGACCAGCTCAGATCTTTGTTTATTTCCAGAATCCAAATATATCGTCACATATCTTATGTTGGTTAGATCTGATATTGTAGGTTTGGTTGGATCTGTAGCACTATATCCAGGCAATCTTACAAATCTATTATTGGCTGCAGTATTACCATTTACATAAACATTACTATCTTGTAGTTCAACATCTCTAAAAATCCTGTGTTCAGCATGTTCTATAAAATCATTTACAATAGTTGAGGTCAGAACCTGATCATCAGTTTCCGTGTAGCCTCTAATTTGCGTTACTAGTTCTGCATAAGTTGTCATGGCGTTAATGTTACAGGACCCGCTGAAGCAAGTCCACCTCCTCCTTTTTGATTTCCAACTGTAGCTGTATCAGTATTTATAACAAAAGTGTATGTATTATCATCAACCTTTGTAATGGAATAACCAGTTGCTAGTTCTAATTTAGCTTTTGTAAGACCATCAAAAGGTATTACGTTTCTAAATCTTACAGTATCACTTGTTGCTCTACCGTGACTTGATTCAGTTACCGTAATAGTATTTGTTCCTTGTCCTGCCGTAGCAAAAGAATTTAGTCCCAACATATTTGCAACTGGATTTTCTTGCCTGTCAGGTCTAGCATTTTGTAAACCTTGCTTATCACCTTTTTGTGTTTTTGGTTCTAGTTGCGGATGTTTAGCTTCATATTCAGACGTATGTACAAATAGTCCATTCCATTCTTTTCTCATTTCTTTGTATGGAAAAGTCATACCGCTTCTATCGGATATTGCTTTTGATTTTTTACCTGTTGCAAAATTAGACATTTGGATAATAAGCCTGTGGTGTTAGATATGTGCTTGAAGAAGAACCATCAGCTGTTAAGGCTCTTTGTAATTCATCTTCATACAACATCTTTAATTGTTGAACTAATTCTGGGTTATATTTTTGACACAAATAATAAGATAGGCCAGCTATCATACAAGGAACGAATCTGTACGGAACATCAGCAGTGTTGCTATAATTACCAACATCATCAATTCTTTTAACATAATAAATTGCAAGATTTTTATTTGCCGCTGTTGCGTCAGCTGTTGGATAAACTGTAAGCATAACGTGATCAGTAAATCTTTGAACGTAGTATTGTGAGGGTGATCCTTTTGATAGTTTATTAGACAAACCAGAATAGGTAGATCTGTTTATTTTTGTAAGAGCAGAATCACTTTGAGTTGTTGCAGCTCTATTGTCTCTTAGCGCTGCTTCTAATATGTCATCAATACCATAAATACCGTTCGTAGGAGTTGTAACTGCACTTGTACCATCAGCAGAACTTCTAAAAAATTTGTATTCTGCTTGACCTTCGATTAGATCAATATTGGTTTTATCTATTTCCCAATAATGCAAACCTCTATTAGCCCATTCTTGAAATAAAATATTCAAAGAACGTCTTGCTGATTTTAATTGATAACCACTAACTACACGAATACCTACACGATCATAAGATTCCTGTATAATATCATCTATCGCAAAGCCACTTTCAAAAGTAGTTGTACCTGATGAAGCCATCGAACCTCCTAGTTAAACGTAATAGTAACGCCGCCAGTAGTTGTTAAGTCTAAAAACACACCTGTTTTAAACCTTATACCGCTACCAGGAAAATAGATTTGTAATCCCTCTGAACCAAACAAAAAAGTATGTACTTTTGTACCCGCTGCAGAAGTATTGTCGTAAAGTTTAACACTACAGTTAGTTCCACCTTTTGCTTGTAAGGATGTAACTCTACAAGGCCCTGATACCATCTGGCCATCAGCTATTGCGTGTGCTGTTTTCTGGTCTGATGTGAATGATCCACCACCTGCCATAATTTTATCCTCCTAAATTAGCGGGGCCGAAGCCCCGCATTAATTACTTATTAGCTTAAGTTATTATTCTGTATGTACAGAACAGTAACCGTAGCGGCACCAGTTGTACCATCNCCGTTTGCTCCTGTGAACACAGCGTTAACTGTCTGATCAGATGTTCCAATATCTGTACCATCAGTACCAATAGTACCTCTAGTTGTAGCTGGCGAACCTTTTACGCTAGTCGCTGCAAGATATTCGTCATCATCACCAGAGTGTCCGATTTTTACTGTAGCTGCACCACCATCGTTAGAAACAGTTGTAACATTTAAAATTACATCAACGATTTGTGAGTTTGCAGGAATAATTCCTACGGCTGTAGTATTGGTAGCACCAATGATATCAATAACTTTTGATTGTGCCATTAAGACGGAACCAGTATTTTTCGTAGCTCCTTCTCTTTTGTCTCCGGCTTTAATAGGACCGGAAAAAGTAGTTGTACCCATGTGTTTATCCTCCTTATAAATTTAACACAGTCGCGAGGCCGTCTGGTCAAGTCTGTGTTTTGCTAACTATACTCTTTTAAAATAGTGATTGCAAATAAAAAGGGGCGCC